TGCACTGCGGCGTTTTTGTCCTAGAACACTTTTACCTTTTTTAAATTCACTTAAAGGTATAATATCAAATAGCATTAATCGAGCGTCATTAGCTTTAACATCGTCTTTACGATGGACCTGTTTCATAAGTGACTGAAAGCTATCACTTACAACTTCTCCGTCGAGAACAAACGATCTACCAATGTCATCGATGTTAGCCAAAAGGCTATCTGTAATGTGGCTAAAGTTTTCCAGCACTTTACCATTTCTTGTGTATTGAATAACGGTTCGAGCTTCATAGTTGACAACAGTGAGGCATCGTACACCGTCCAACTTTGGCTCGAGGAGTCGTACACCGTTAATCTTCTTTTCATGATTTGCTCCGTCATGTGCCAGCATACATTCAAATACTGGAACTGCATTTTTCTTTACTTTATTTACGGTCTTTTCACTTACACCGCAACGTAAGTCTTTAATAAGAATGCGTCGATACCAATCATTCCATTGCTTCTGTTTGCTAGCAGATAATGCCAATTCAATTGCATTACGAGCATCATCGCCTGTAAGTTTACGTGTAGCCAAAAGACTGCATAATTCTTTGAATGCGTCCCAGGGTAAACCTTGTCCGTCAGGTCCGCCATGTGTAGGTACCTTTTTAACACCAAATGTGATGTAGGGACTCAAAGCTAATTCAAAACCTTCAAACAATTCTGTATTGTCCATTTCGGCTTCGATGATAGCTTCCTTGTTAAGTCGGCTAGGGTGATCTTCTAGTGTGCGGATAATGCTATCGCAATTACTCATACTGACTCCAAATGTTTACAACTACCACGGAAAGTAAATCCAGGGCAAGTACAGGTCTTGGCATCTGGATCTACTGAATAAGTTTGGCCTTTACTGCCTTGTACTGTAATAGTATTAGACACTATTTTTGTTTTAAATGGGTTAGGATTAACTTCAACAAACTTTCGGCCGCGTTTGTCAAATCCCTTAATAGGGTTTTTAAAATAAAAGGGTACTTTAGTGCCTGTTTGAATATATGCTACTAAAGCATTACCGTCTAGTAGATAGACGTGAGGGTGGAAATTACCACCTGTAGTTTCCTTCAGGGCTTGCATGTTAACGTGACATTAAGTTGAACATGCTATTATTATACTGATTTTTACCAGGATTGTCAACCACTATTAAACCGAAAAACTACTTCCACAACCGCATGTAGTTTCTGCATTTGGATTAGTTATTGTAAAATTACTACCCATAAGGCTTTCTTTGTAATCTATTTTGGCTCCTGCCAAATATTGATAACTCATAGAATCTATAAGAAAGACAACGCCCTCTTTTTCCAAATTGAAGTCATCATCATTAGATTCTTCTTCAAACGTAAATCCATATTGCATTCCACTACATCCGCCGCCTTGGACAAATACTCGAAGTTTAAGATTTGGATTATTTTCTTCAAGTATAAGGTCTTTGACCTTATTTGTACAACTTTCAGTAACTTCAAGGTCAAGCATGTTTTTTCCTGTAATCATCTACTGCGGCTTTGATTGCATCTTCGGCGAGGATTGAGCAATGGATTTTAACAGGTGGAAGAGCCAGCTCTTCGGCGATGTCGCTGTTTTTAAGAGCTGACGCCTCGTCAATATGCATTCCTTTGACCCACTCTGTAACAAGTGAACTGCTTGCGATTGCTGATCCACACCCGTATGTTTTAAACCTTGCATCTTCAATTATACCTTCTGAATTAACTTTAATTTGTAGTTTCATTACATCACCACAGGCTGGTGCACCTACCATGCCTGTACCGATAGTGTCGTCAATGTCAAATTTACCTACATTGCGAGGGTTTTCATAGTGATCAATTACTTTATTAGAATATGCCATAGTAACCTTATTTACCATTAAATAACAGCATGATCACATTCACAGACCCTGCTTACAAAAAAATTATAACACAATTACAGAAGAGAGGTAAAGGTGTCGGCGTCCGAATTGGAGTAAGAACCACAGGATGTTCCGGTTTAGCATACGTTTTGGAATTTGTAGACGAATATACATCAGAACCCGGAGTTATTAATTATGCCCAATCTGATTTTGTTGTGTTAGTAGATCAAAAAAGTAATGTATATCTTTCAGGTATGATCGTTGATTATGTACGTAACGGGCTTAACGAAGGTTTTGAGTTTCGTAATCCTAACGAACGAGATCGTTGTGGATGCGGAGAATCTTTTAGAATTTAATCAAACTCTTCTAAAGAAAACGATATACTAGCTCTAGGAGCATTAGGAACAGCGCAGTGTTCTATTCCTGCAGGAACATACAGGACTTGATTCTTTTTAAGAACAAATTGTTGATCTTCTACTTGCCAAGGTGTATCTCCTATGACTTGCCAAACCCATAAATGTTGTCCGGGATCTTTATGTAGATTAAAAGTTTTACTATTAGACTTTGTTCCTGCATACAAACCTGCTCTAGCATAATAAGTTGGTGCTAAAGGGTGAAGGAAATCTAGGATTGTTTTACAAAACGGCTCAGTATCTAATCCGCCTATAGTAAATCCCCCGTCGCCTAGATATCTATAGTATAACCAATTAATACTTTGTTGATAGTCTGTTAATTCACTTATTCTGTCCCAAGTCCAATAGTTGTCTGGGAGAGTATGATCTACAATACCCCACTGTTTTCCAAAAGACTCAGTGTTAATCACAATTTCTCCTCTACTTTGTCCCAAAACAAGATCCTGGCCTGTATTGCTTCTATTGCTGTTCTTTCAGCTTCTACTATCTTTACAGGTTCGTAATTACATAACTCAGCAATAAGTTTAGCTGCCGCTGGGCCGTGATCTTCTGAGTCAACCTGAATGTGTCTATCTAGATAAAATATAAATCTAGGAGCAGACAAATCGTTAATATCTAACTGCGATACCAGTCTCCTAAACATATCAGGTATGACGCTTTCTCTTCCAAAAGAAAATGCCGCGGCAATTTCGTGTGCTTGATTTCTTTTGATAATGTCAAATGTAGAGCGCATAAATTGCCTACTAGGTTCGGGTATATTTGATATAGTTAGTGCATGATCAATACCATGGATAGCCACTGTATCTAAAAATTTAGTAATAAGAGTAATGTCTGCTCCTACTTCTAACATGGCCTGCAGATACAAGTCAAAGTGACTTATATATTCACCATTTGGATCTATATCGCTTTCTTCGCCTAGTATAATTTCATTAACAAATCTAGCACAAGATCTTATCCTACGATTAGGTAACCAGGTAACACCGCTAGGGCATACATGATCTTGTAATGCTTTTGCTAGACTCATAAAGTCCCATACTGCATATACATGATGTTCCATAAAGAATCGCAGATCATCCATACTCTGTATGGTATTAGTCACTAACAGAGAATGATTTTCTAAAAGACTTTTATGTTCTTTAACTTTGTAAGACAACATCTGGGACTTCTATTTTATCTATTCCAAGTTCTACTAATTCTACTTGTTCGCCGAGCAACAGTTCAAATGCCTTGCTTTGTATTACACCATTCCAAACTTTTTCTATGCTACAATTTTGCATGAATACTTCGTCTGGAAATTTAATAGGACAGCTAGATTTGCACAGTCTTCTTACATTACAATCAAGACAATGAGATCCTTTTCTATCGAGATCTAGTTGAACAATCCGTATTCCTTTAAGATTAGTTACAGGACCGGCGATGAACTTTTCACTGGTGTGTGGGCATAATCGCACGTTGCCCTGTAGATCAATAGATAACACATCAGATGCATCGGCGCCACATCCAGAAGTCATTGTTACAGGAACTTGACTCTTAAGAGTTTGTGCATAGTCAATAACTCCCATCTTGCCATCAAACACATTTGCTTCAAGGAATGGGCGTTTATCTGATCGACCATACGTTTTAAGTTGTTGAATGCATTCAGTAAGGTAATCTTCAAACAAGGTTTTAAAATGCAATAGATGTTCGCCTTTAATCACATGGTCAGCACTATTTTGGCTGTTAGTCTCATCGTATATCCTTGCCATAGTGTAACTTAATTTTACATTTTTAAGTCCTAATCGATCAGCAACATCTTTAAAGTATTTGTTTATTCCAAACAAATCATAATTAGTTAGACTTATAACACTGTTAAAACTAAATTGCACATGAGGATACATTTTATCAAGCGATTGCAATGTCTCAGCAACAGACTTTTTATCAAAGATATCATCACCACGTAGTCTCTCTTGACCTGGGCCGTCGTGGCTTATTCCCATGGTAATTTTAGAATCTAGCGTAGCAAAAAAATCTGCATGTTTTTGTCTTAATGCACTGCCATTGGTAGAGATGTAAAAATGTCTACCCTTTTTATCAAAGTACTTCATAAGAGGTTGCATATCATTCCAGTACAGGAAAGGCTCGCCACCCCATAACTCAATACGTTCTAAATTTTCCAGGTCTAAATTTTCATTTAACGAATCAATAAATGGCTGTAGATTTTTATTGGCAGGTAGTTCTTCTGGATTACCTATATCTTTTTGCATACAATAATCACAACTGTAATTACAAGCATGACCTAATAAAATACGGATAGCCGTAGGCTTATTTGTTTTCTTTCTCGTGCCATGAAACTGTCTAGCTTCTTCATAAAAAGATAGATCTTTTTCTGGAGGCATTGATAGCGGTTGACCTAATTCGTTATATAATCCGTTAGTTTCTATTTCATAGTAGACAACGCCGCCGCTGTCTTTTAATTTAAATTTACTGAAGCTCATTTGTTATTATACCTTTTTTTCTATAAGAGACACAACCTCTTCTGTTGGTTTTATCATCCCTAAATTAGTTCTTACCCATCCGTCCTGTTCTAATCTATAAAAGAATGTACTGCTACGAGAAAACATAGTAACTGGAATATAATTAAAGTGCTCATTAACTTTAAATTCTTGTGTAGTATTATAATAGTCTCTAAACTTTTTATTGATAACACGATTTTTCCATTCTTTATACTGCTCTTGTTTAGCTATGATCATTTTGGCCATGAGTTCAGTAGGATTGAATTTGTCATTTATTACGTAAAACGGATTTTGCCAAATTTTACTGGCATCGTCACTTGAAAAATAGAATCCATCATAGTAGAGATGTAGACTTTCTCTATATATTTGCATAAGACCTTGGGTGTCATTGATAACCCAAGTATTTTGATATTCAGTATACTTGTCATCTACTAACATTCTTTCGTCTGTTCTAAAGTCGTGATGCACACAACTATGCAAATCATTATCAGCTGTGAACTTAATAATCTGTTCAAATATATCAGGGTTACCACAATCAATATATTTTATTTTTAAAATTCCAAATTTTTCTTGTAGATCAAGCAGTGTGTCTACAACTTTTTCTACTCCTACTTTTTCTAAAAATTCTGTGCTTAATGAAACATCGCCTAACGTTTTAATTTTAAGATCTAAATTTTGTATTCTAAATATAGCATTATCAGTAATACACAATTCCATATTACTACCGTTTTCTTGATACCATTCCCACTGTTTAGGCAGATGGTGTTTCATATAATGCATATCGTCATTTGTTCTTATGCTTCCAAAATATTCAAATACATTTTTCCACATATCGTTATGGAAATTATTAGGAAACAATGAGCTGGCAATTTTTCCTGTCTGTGCTAGATTATCTTTAATGTAACAAACATGACAACCTGCATCACAATGATATCGTGTTCCTAAACTAAAGTATAGGTCGTGATCTAAAGATCGCAACGCATCTTCAGCTATCCAATATCTAGATAAATCTTCATAATGATCAAAGTCGTTTCTGTTCATAATTTACTCACAAAGGGTTTTACATCGGCATCTGGTTTAAACAATCCTAGATTAGTACGCATCCACCCGTTTTCTTCTAATTTAGCACAAAATCTGCTTTTAGGAGGTAGCATTGTACCTGGTATGTAGTTATAGTTATTGTAAAGCTGATATCCAGCAACTGTTTCGTAATATTGTTTAAAATCTGAGCTTGCTGTGGTATTGATCCATTTTTGATAACGATCTTGTTTGCCTTTGGCAAGATCGTACAAGAATTGTTCAGGATCAAATTTATGTTCAATTACATGATACGGTTCGGCAGATCCTGAACTTTCACCATTTGAATAAAAGAATCTATTAAAACATAATTGTATCTCTTCATTACCATAAATTTGTGTTATATCGCCTTGTTCGCTTGTGTTAATGTGTGTCACCTGTCTAGTGATCCAGTCTCTACTTACATAATTTCTAGGGC